ATTTTCGACGAGCTGCACACGCAGCCCAACCGGAAGCTCTTCGACGTTATGCTCCAGGGCTCCGGAGACGCGAGGATGCAGCCGCTGTATTTCCTCATAACGACGGCTGGAAACGATACCAACTCCATCTGCTACGAGGTGCATCAGAAAGCGATTGACATACAGGAAGGCCGGAAGATCGATCCGACCTTCTATTCCGTTATCTACGGCGCGGACGAGAACGAGGACTGGACTGATCCCAAGGTGTGGAAGAAGGCGAACCCTTCGCTCGGCATTACGGTCGGGATCGACAAGGTCAAAGCGGCGTGTGAATCTGCGAAGCAGAATCCCGGCGAGGAGAACGCTTTCCGTCAGTTGAGGCTTAATCAATGGGTGAAGCAAAGCATCCGCTGGATGCCGATGGACAAGTGGGACGCATGCGCTTTTCCCGCGAATGAGGACGATCTCGAGGGCCGGATCTGCTACGGCGGACTTGACCTCTCTTCTACGACTGATATCACTGCGTTCGTGCTCGTGTTCCCGCTGGAGGATGACGACGGAAGATACAGCATACTGCCTTATTTCTGGCTTCCTGAAGAAACAGTTCCGTTAAGGGTGAACAGAGACCACGTTCCGTATGACGTGTGGGCGCGGCAGGGCTTCGTAATGACGACCGAGGGCAACGTCGTTCACTACGGATACATTGAGAAGTTCATCGAACGGCTCGGAGAGCGTTTCAATATCCGAGAGATCGCCTTCGACCGCTGGGGCGCGGTGCAGATGGTGCAGAACCTCGAGTGTATGGGCTTTACGGTCGTGCCTTTCGGGCAGGGCTTCAAGGATATGAGTCCGCCTACCAAGGAGCTGATGAAGCTCGTCCTTGAGAAGCGGATCGCTCACGGCGGGCATCCCGTTCTCAGGTGGATGATGGATAACATTTTCATCCGCACCGATCCCGCCGGGAACATCAAGGCGGACAAGGAAAAGAGCACCGAGAAGATCGACGGAGCGATTGCCACGATAATGGCGCTTGACCGGGCGATCAGGTGCGGCAACGATACGACCGAGAGCGTTTACGACACAAGAGGATTACTCTTTATCTGACGATTCTTCCTCAACATCCTCGTCGATGAGCTTTCCTGTCTTTTTGAAACGGAATCCTTCGGGAGAAGAATAAATCTCCTCTCCGATCGAATACTCTCCGCGATAATAAGCGGCGATATCCATCTCCAAAGCAGAAATAACTCTGCAGGCAATATCGAACGAAGCCCGATTGAGCTTTCTCTTTCCGCTTTCAAAGTTCTGATAGCTCTGAAGAGGGATGTTCGCCCTCTCAGCTACCTCGCGCTGAGTCAGCCCGAGGATGACGCGCCTTTTTCTGAGGATACCTTTTTCTTCCAAATGCGCGATCTGGAAGTCGTCGAGATCAATGAATTCCATAATAATACCTCCACAAGATTCACAGTCATTTGACTGTAAGAATTATACAGTCAAATGACTGTGCTGTCAATACCGAAATCAATGGAAGGAGAAAAAGATTTGGGTATCATAAAGAACATATTCAAGGCTCGGGACAAGCCCAAAAACCGTGTCGTCGGCTCCGGCTATACCTTCCTCATGGGCAGCACCACATCCGGCAAGACTGTCACCGAACGATCGGCAATGCAGATGACAGCGGTGTACGCCTGCGTCCGTATCCTGTCGGAGGCGATTGCGGGACTGCCGCTTCATCTCTACCGGTACAAGCCCGACGGCGGTAAAGAAAAAGCGATAGATCATCCGCTTTATCTCATACTGCACGATGAGCCGAATCCGGAAATGAGCTCCTTCGTATTCCGCGAGACGCTCATGACGCATCTTCTGCTCTTCGGCAACGCGTATGCGCAGGTCATAAGAAACGGCAGGGGTGAGGTCATAGCTCTGTATCCTCTCATGCCCAACAGGATGAGCGTCGAGAGGGATGAAAACGGACGGCTCTACTATCAGTACTTCAAGACCTCCGACGAGGCGGGCGGCAGAAACGAGTCGGTCGTGCTCCGTCCGTATGACGTGCTGCATATCCCCGGTCTCGGCTTCGATGGGCTTGTCGGATACTCGCCCATAGCCATGGCGAAGAACGCCATAGGCTTGAGCATGGCGACCGAGGAGTTCGGCTCAAAGTTTTTCGCGAACGGAGCGGCTCCGTCGGGCGTACTTGAGCATCCGAGCACGATAAAGGATCCGCAAAGGGTGCGCGAAGCGTGGCAGCGTCAGTTCGGCGGCTCACAGAACTCGGGCAAGATCGCAGTGCTTGAGGAGGGGATGAAATACACGCCCATATCCATAGCCCCGGAGCAGGCGCAGTTCCTTGAAACGAGGAAGTTTCAAATCAATGAGATCGCGAGGATCTTCAGGGTTCCGCCTCATATGCTCGCGGACCTCGAAAAATCCTCGTTTTCCAATATCGAGCAGCAGTCGCTTGAGTTTGTGAAATACACCCTCGATCCTTGGGTCGTAAGGTGGGAGCAGTCGATTCAAAGGACGCTTTTCACCTCCGAGGAGAAGAGAATGTATTTTGTCAAGTTCAACGTCGAGGGACTGCTCCGCGGCGACTACGCCTCCCGAATGAGCGGCTACGCTACTGCCCGTCAAAACGGCTGGATGAGCGCGAACGATATAAGAGAGCTTGAAAACATGGACCGCATCCCTCCCGAGGAGGGCGGCGATCTGTATCTGATAAACAATATGCTTCCCATGGCGAACGCCGGGGCTTTTGCCAAGGACAATTCACAGAAGGAGGAAACCGATGAAGAGGTTTTGGAAATGGAAGGATCTGACGGAGACGGGTCCGGCGGAGGGGATCCCTCAGGCGGAAAGAGTCCTGTTCCTGAACGGCACCATAGCGGAAGAAAGCTGGTTTGACGACGACATCACTCCGGCTCTTTTCAAAGAGGAGCTGAACGCGGGAGACGGCGATATCGTCGTATGGATTAACTCGCCCGGAGGCGACTGCGTAGCGGCCGCACAGATCTACAACATGCTGATCGACTACAAGGGAAACGTCACGGTCAAGATCGACGGCATTGCCGCAAGCGCGGCGTCGGTCATCGCCATGGCTGGAACGAAGGTGCTGATGTCTCCGGTATCCATGATGATGATCCACAATCCCGTGACAATCGCCATAGGCGACGCCGAGGATATGGCGGACGCCATAGAGATGCTCGGCGAGGTCAAGGAGTCCATCATGAACGCCTACGAGATCAAGACCGGCATGAGCCGCGCGAAAATCTCCCGCCTCATGGACGCCACAACCTGGATGAACGCGAACAAGGCGATTGAGCTCGGCTTTATCGACGGCATTCTCTCCCGCGAGGAGCGGTATGACGAGGACGATCAGCCGCAGGTATCGGAGCTGTTCTCCGAAACGGCTGTCGCGAACTCGCTCATGGGTAAGATAGCCGAAAGATGCAGGATAAAGAAAAAGCCTATGACCGTAACCGAGAACAAACCCGATGAACCCGCAGGACGCTCTGTCAAATCGCTGATGGAGCGTTTATCTTTACTCGAAAACTAATATCAGGAGGATAAAAGTATGACTATCAACGAACTGCGCCAGAAGCGCGCGCAGAAGCTTGCGGCCGCGAGGGCCTTCCTCGAGTCGAACCGCAATGACAACGGCGTACTCTCCGCTGAGGACGACGCCGCCTACACCCGTATGGAGAACGAGATCACCGCTCTCGGCAACGAGATCTCCCGCATGGAGCGTCTTGAGGCAATGGACGCGAAGCTCTCGCTTCCCGTTTCCGCTCCGATTACGGAGAAGCCCAAACAGCCCGCGAAGGCTGAGCCCAGGACCGGCAGAGCTTCGGACGAGTACAAAAACGCGTTCTGGAACGTGACGAGGCACAAGGACAGGCTCACTCCCGAGATGAAGAACGCTCTGCAGGTCGGCACGGATTCCGAGGGCGGCTATCTCGTCCCCGATGAGTTCGAGAAGAGCCTCATCGCCGGACTTAAGCTGGCGAACGTCATCAGGGCGAACGCTCACGTCTTCACCACCTCTTCGGGTTCCCACAAGATCCCCGTCGTAGCGTCCAACGGCACCGCCGCATGGATCGAGGAGGAGGGCGCTTTCACCCCGAGCGACGATTCCTTCGGTCAGGTACAGCTCGACGCCCACAAGGTCGGCACCCTCATCAAGGTATCCGAGGAGCTTCTCGCGGATGCCGCGTTCGACCTCGAGAGCTATATCCGCGCCGAGTTCGTAAGAAGGATCGGCGATAAGGAGGAGGAAGCCTTCCTCGTCGGCAACGGCACGAACAAGCCTACCGGCATTCTCAACGCGACCGGCGGCGGTCAGGTCGGCGTAACGGCCGCCTCCGCCTCGACCATCACCGCGGACGAGCTCATCGATCTCTATTACAGCCTTAAGGCTCCCTACCGCAAGAACGCGGTGTGGGTGCTTAACGACTCCACCATGAAGATCATCAGGAAGCTCAAGGACGGCTCCGGTCAGTACCTCTGGCAGCCCGCGCTTAAGGACGGCGAAGCGAACACCATCCTTGGCAGGCCCTATTTCACCTCGCCCTACGCTCCCGCCGTTGCGGCAGGCGCGAAGTCTGTGCTCTTCGGCGACCTCAACTACTACTGGATCGGCGACCGCGAGGGCATTACCTTCCGCAGGCTCAACGAGCTCTACGCCGGCAACGGTCAGGTAGGCTTCCTCGCCTCCAAGCGTCTCGACGGCAAGACCGTGCTTCCCGAGGCTATCAAGGTGCTTCAGCAGCACGCCTGATGAGGAGGTATACGCATGAGCTATAACTCGAAGAACTACACCGAGCAGGGCGGCGAAAGGACCGTCATCGGCGGCGAGCTGGTGATAAAGAACGGCGGCAGGCTCATCCTTGAGGAGGGCGCGGATAACTCCGGCCTTCCCAGTGCCGCGAATCAGGCGGAGTCTACCGCGACGACCGTTTCGGGGCTCAAGGACGATCTCAACGCCCTGATCGGAAAACTCGTATCCGCCGGTCTCATGGAAGCCGGCAGTTAACATGAAAGGAGGCGGCGATGGAAACTCTGCTTGAAAAGGTCAAGGCAAACCTCATACTCGAACATTCGGCTGACGACGCTCTTCTTGAGAGCTATATCGCCGCCGCCCTCGCCTACGCCGAAAGCTATCAGCATATCGAGGAGGGATATTATTCCTCCCATACTATGCCAGCGACGACGGAGCAGGCCGTGATAATGCTGGCGTCCCATTTCTATGAATCGAGGGACGGCTCGACGGCGGGATTCTTCTCTGACAATCCGCAGGCTGCTCAGCAGACGTGGAACACGGTGAATCTCCTGCTCCGCCTTGACAGGAGGTGGCAGGTATGAGCTTCGGAAGAATGAACCGGTTCGCTCAGCTGACAGAGATACGTAGCATTAAGGATTCCGAGGGCTTTGCTTCAAAGACAGAAGCCGTCCTCGCTTCCTTCCGCTGTTACCGGGAGGGTCGGCACGGCTCCGTTAGATGGGCGAATCTCGCCGCTTTCTCCGAGGCGACGGATTTGTTCCGTTTTCGGGCGCTGCCAAGCGTTTCCGTTCTGACGGGCCAGATACTCGTCTGCGACAGTGAGCGGTTCGAGATACTTTCGGTCGAGGACGTGAAGGGACGGAAAATGTACCTCGAGGTCCTCGCAAAAAAGGCGGTGGCTTCAAATGGCAAAAGCGGACTTTAAACTCCCCGAGGAGTTCCTCGACAGACTCGCTCAGATCGAGCGTGACGAGGCAGAGATTGCCGACCGCGTGTTGAACGCCGGAGCGGAGGTCGTTGTCGAAAAGGTCAGGCAGAACCTTATCGGGACCGTCGGACGGGATACGCAGTTCCCCTCAAGATCGACCGGCGAACTCGTTTCCGCTCTCGGCGTGACGACCGTAAGGGTAAACCGCGACGGCGACTACGATATCAAAATCGGCTTTGCTGAACCGAGGCGGGACGGAGACTCGAACGCGAAGATCGCGAACGTGCTCGAATACGGAAAGCACGGTCAGCCGCCTAAGCCGTTTCTTAAGCCCGCGAAGACCGCGTCGAAATCGGCGTGCATGGAAGCGATGAAGAGAGCGCTGGAGGATGAATTTAAGCAATGAGCATTTTGGAAGAGCTTAACTCGATGCTGTCGGACTTCGGCGTACCCGTCGAAACGGGGATATTCTCCGAAGAGGCTCCGGCCGAATACATGGTGATCACCCCGCTGACGGACGTGTTCGACCTTCACGCGGACGATACCCCGGGCATGGACGTGCAGGAGGTCAGGATATCCCTTTTCACAAAGGGGAGCTATACGGCGATAAAGAACCGGCTCGTCAGGCTTCTCGTCACAAACGGCTTTACCGTCACGGATAGGAGATACGTCGGCTTCGATACGGAAACGGGCTATCACAACTACGCCGTCGATACGGCGAAACAATATGAATTTGAACTGGAGGAAGAATAATGGCCACGATAGGTCTTGATAAACTTTACTACGCAAAGATCACCGAGGACGCTGCCGGTATCGAAACCTACGGTACTCCCGCCGTCCTCGCGAAAGCCATGACGGCCGAGATCTCGGTCGAGCTGAACGAGGCCGCGCTGTACGCGGACGACGGCACGAGCGAGATAGTCAAGGAGTTCAAATCCGGCTCCCTGTCGCTCGGCGTGGACGATATCGGCGCGGCAGTAGCCGCGGACCTTACCGGAACGACCGTTGACGCGAACGGAGTCGTCATCTCATCCGCTGAGGACGGCGGAGATCCCGTAGCTGTCGGATTCAGAGCGAAGATGTCGAACGGCAGATACCGCTATTACTGGCTCTACCGCGTGAAGTTCGGCATTCCCGCTACCAATCTCACCACAAAGGGCGATTCCATCACCTTCTCGACTCCGACCATCGAGGGCGCGGTATCGAGAAGAAACAAGGTCGACGCCTTCGGCAAGCATCCGTGGAAGGCCGAGTTTACCGACGACGGCAGCACGGAAGCGAAGGAAGCGAAGCGGTAACGACCTGGTTCACACAGGTGTACGAGCCTGTGGCGGCGTCCAATAACGCGGGAGGCAACAGCTGATGGATAACGAGAGAGCTTCAAGGATAATCATAGGCGGCGAGGAATACGAGCTGATGCTCACCACCCGCGCCACGAAGGAGATAGCCGGACGCTACGGCGGTCTTCAGAATCTCGGGGACAAGCTCCTGAAAAGCGAGAACTTTGAGATGGCGATCGGCGAGATAACGTGGCTGATCACAGTCCTCGCCAATCATAGCATAATGATCCACAACCTGAGAAACAGGGATAACCCCAAGCCCCTGCTCACCGAGGAGGACGTTGAGCTTCTGACCGTTCCCTCCGATCTTGCCTCCTACAAGGACGCTATCACCGAGGCGATGATGAAGGGCATGAAGCGGAACGTCGAGAGCGAGGCCGACCCAAAAAACCCGGAGGCCGAGTAACCGACGGGGAGCTTTTTACCCGGCTTCTTTATTTCGGCGTCGCCCACCTTCATCTTTCACAGGACGAGGTGTGGGCGACTCCGTTCGGACTGCTCCTCGACCTTTGGGAATGCCACCTGCAGTATAACGGGATAACGAAGCCGAAGAGGGAGCGTTTCATAGACGAGATCATCCCCGACGGGATATGATTTTTCTATCTGTTCTGTAGGTTGTTATTGTGCTTTCCTTCATGGGCTGTTATAATGAGCATATCTACAAATCGTGATTTAGAAAGGCATGTATGGAAAAAGCAACAAGAGAAAAGCTGGCCTTGGTTGCAAAGGAGAAGGGCAAGCTTCCGTTTCACGGAGCCGTTGATGGGATGGCGTCTAATCTGACGCCGATCGTTCGATTGTTTCCAACATGGAACCTAAAGGATGCAGATGGCCTATGGTGTGCGGCGTTCGTCTATTATTGCTGCACGGAAGCCGGATTCGTGATTCCGTATAGACCAAGGGAATGTAAAACCTGCCATCTGGCAGCATGCCTTGGGTGGGAGGAGTTTGCCATAGGCGATCAGCGGATCGAATACCATAAAGGCGTAAAAGGATTTATTCCGGAAGCGGGAGACATTGTTATTTATGACAGAGTCTTCGAAAACAAAGAGCACGACCATATTGGGATTGTTCTTGAGAAACGGGAACGTACGATCCTTGCTGCAGAAGGAAATGTAAACAACAAATCCGGGATTATCGAACGTCCTCTCGACGAACATATCCGAGCATATCTTCGAATTCCGGATGGGTATCGGTACGAAGTTGAGTGACAAATTCCCGTTTATCGGGATGAATGGAGCCGCACCCACGGCTCTTTTCTTTTACCTTTTTGGGGGCTTTTTTATTTGATTCCGAATGAAAGGAGGCGAACGGATTGTCCGAGAATTTCGGTTTACGAATAGGTCTTGAGGGCGAACGCGAGTTCAAAAAGGCGCTGTCGGACATCAACGCCTCCTTCAAGGTGCTTGGGAGCGAGATGACGCTCGTCTCCTCGCAGTTCGAAAAAAACGACCGCTCGGTTCAGGCGCTGACGTCGAGGAACGAGGTGCTGAACCGGGAGATCGAGGCTCAGAAACAGAAGATAGAAACATTGAGGGCGGCGCTTGACAACGCCGCTTCTTCATTCGGCGAAAACGACCGCAGAACGCAGAATTGGCAGATACAGCTCAATAAGGCGCAGGCCGAACTGAACGGCATGGAGCGTGAACTCGGGGAGAACAACAAGGCCCTCGACAGCGCGGAGAGTAATCTTGACGAAGCCGGCAAGGAAGCAAAGCAGTTCGGCATAGAGATCGACAAGGCGGGCGATCAGTCGAAGGACGCCGGAGGCAAGTTTCAGAAGGCCGCGGATATCGCCGGCAAGGTCGGAGCGGCGATGGCGGCTTCGGTCGTTGCGATAGGAGCGGCTGCTATCGCTGCCGGCAAGCAGCTGTGGGACATGGCTAACGACGTCGCCTCCGCCGGAGACGAGATAGACAAGACCAGTCAGAAGATCGGCATCTCGGCGGAATCTTTTCAGGAGTGGAGCTACGTATTCGAGCGTTCCGGCGCGGACGTGAACGGACTCCAAAACGGCATGAAAAAGCTGTCGGGAGTCATAGCGGACGCGGCAAGCGGCTCTGCTTCAGCGGCGGCAAAGCTCGAAGCCGTGGGTTTCAGCATTGAGGATCTCAACGGCAAGAGTCAGGACGAGCAGCTGTCGATAGTCATCGCCGCTCTCCAGGACATGGAGGCAGGGGCCGAAAGGACCGCTGCGGCTAACGACCTCTTAGGCAAGAGCGCGACGGACATGGCGGCGGTGCTCAATATGACCGCCGAGGAGACGAACGCGCTGAAGCAGGAGGCCCACGACTACGGCATGATAATGTCGAACGACACCGTGGCGGCAGCCGCTTCGTTCGAGGACAGCCTGTCGAGGCTCAACGGCACGATGGGCGGTCTGAAGAACAGAATGATCGGAGACCTGCTCCCCGGTATCTCGACGATACTCGACGGGTTTTCCGACCTCGTCGCCGGAAACGACAACGCCGGAGAACAGATCGAAAATGGCGCGAAGAGCGTCATCGCCTCGATAACTGGAATGATACCGCAGGTGATTCAGCTCGTTCTGAGCATAGCTCAGGCGGTGCTGAAGAGCGCACCGGAGATAATCAAGGCGCTGGCGGACGGAATTCTCACGGCGATACCCGAGCTGCTTCCCGTCGTTTTAGAGGTGGTGCTTGAGATCGTTTCCGCACTCGTCGATCTTCTGCCGAGTATCATAGAAACCGGTATGCAGGTGGTCGCTTCTCTCATCACGGGCATAGCCGAGGCGCTCCCGACGCTGATACCGCAGATAGTCGCTCTGGTAGTGCAGATAGTGCAGACGCTTATCGACAGCCTGCCGATGATCCTTGACGCCGCGCTTCAGCTCGTGCAGGGACTCGCTCAGGGCATACTCGAGGCTATCCCAGTTCTCATAGAGGCGCTCCCCGAGCTGATACTGTCAATAATCAACTTCATATTGGACGCTATCCCGCAGATAATCGACACGGGAATACAGCTTCTGACCTCGCTGATCGACGCTCTGCCCACGATAATCGCGGCGATAGTCGCGGCCATCCCGCAGATAATCGACGGCATACTGAAGGCCGTCCTCGGAGCTATCCCGCAGATCATTCAGGCAGGCATTAATCTGCTAATCTCCCTCGTTCAGGCGCTGCCGACGATAATCGTCACGATAGTCAACGCCATTCCGGAGATCATAGGCGGCATACTGGACGCTCTGATGGACAATATCCCGCTCATAATACAGGCGGGAATAGATCTTCTCGTTTCGCTCGTCTCGAACCTTCCCGTGATAATCGCCGAGATAGTCAAGGCCGTACCTCAGATAATCGAGGGCATAGTCAACGCCTTCGGGAATCTGATGGGCAAGATCGTCGAGGTCGGCGGCAATATCGTCAAAGGTCTTTGGGAGGGCATAAAGGGTCTCGCCTCGTGGATATGGAACAAGGTTTCCTCGTGGGCTTCGGATCTTTGGAACGGCATACTTGACTTCTTCGGCATACACTCCCCGTCCCGTAAATTCGCCTGGGCGGGCGAGATGATGGTAAAGGGTCTCGCCGGCTCCATCGAGGAGAACGGAGACGAGGCGATAGACGCCGCCGAGGATCTGTCCGGAGAGATAAACGGCGTAATGAACGATCTCGCAAAGGACATGACGGCGACTGTGCCCGCTAAGTTCAGCGTGAACGGAAGCCTCGCGGGAGTGAGCGGAAAGACCGCTTCTTCGGGAGGTTTTACGCTTCAGCTCAATATTTCAACTTTCAATAACTATTCGACGGCGGATCTGGAGCAGCTCACAAACGAGATAATGGCGACCGCCGGCTCCTTCATCCGCAGGCAGCAGGAGGTGTTCGCATGACGCAGACAAGGATAACAAGCGGCTGGTTTCAGTACAACGGCGTCCGTTCCGACTCGATGGGCATAAAGGTCGAGTCGAGGAACGTATTCGGAGCTCCGAAGTACGACGCGGAGTTCATAGCGGTTCCCGGCAGGGACGGAGAGCTGATCAACCCGAACAGGAGGTTCTCAAACGTACAGATAACGTACACGGTCTTCGTGCCGGCTCTAAGCATGGCGGAGCTCACGGAGAAGATGACGGCGGTCAAGGCGTGGCTCTACACCGAGCCCGACAGGTATCACGAGCTTCGTGACAGCGAGGATACCGAGGCGTACCGCATGGCTGTGATAAACACGCAGCTCGATATAACTCAGGAGGTGAACAGGATAGGCAGGTTCACGGTCTCGTTCTCATGTCTTCCCTACAGATACCTTTTGAGCGGAACGGAAAAGAGAACGTTCTCGGCGGCGATGCGTTTCGTGAATCCGTATCCGTTTACCGCCAAGCCTTTCGTTACGGTCATCGGAGCGGGAAGATCGGGAACTGTCAAATTCACACACGGAGGCGAGGAAAAGGAGTGGACGATCAACGGCGTCAACGGAAGACTCGACATAGACAGCGCGGAGATGATCGTGACCGTGGACGGAGCGATCGCCAACGACAGGCTGGAGGGTGACGGCTTCCCGGTCTTTGAGCCGGGAGCGACCACGGTCAGCTTCTCGGGAGCTGTCGCTTCCATGGAGGTCACTCCGAGGTGGGTGACGCTGTGATACCCGTGCTTTACGACGAGGAGGAGACCGTCTTCACGTCCTTTGGAATAGGCGCACTTGCCGAATGCACGTACTGCCAGGTCACCGAGGAGCGGAACGGCGCGTATGAGCTCGTGCTCAAATACCCCTCGAAGGGCAGGATGTATCCCGAGCTGATCTCCGGAAGGATACTGAAGGTCAGAGCGAACGAGACCTCCGGCCTTCAGCTCTTCCGCATATACCGCGTGACCACTCCCCTCGGCGGGATAGTCACCGTTTACGCCGCTCATATTTCGTATGACCTTTCCGCAATTGCCGTCATACCGTGGAGCGATCCGTGCATATCGCCGATAAATGTATTTCACAATCTCTTCCACAACACGGCTACCCCGTGCCGCTTTTCGTATCAGACCGAGTACGACACGGAAAAGGCGTTCTCCGTTCAGAAGCCCCAAAGCGTCAGAGCCTGTCTCGGAGGAGTCTCCGGATCGGTGCTCGACGTGTGGGGCGGCGAGTACGAGTGGGGCAATTTCACGGTAAAGCATCACAGGCACAGAGGCTCGGAAACGGGAGTCGTGGTCGAGTATTCCAAAAACCTCACGAGCCTCGATCACGACGCGGACGCGTCCGACTGCTACACCGACCTCTATCCCTATGCCGTAATGACCGACGAGGACGGAAACGAGACGGTAGTGACGATCCCGAACAGGCTGATAACGGACGGCTTTATCAACGTCGATTCCCATAGAAGGACGCTGATAAAGGACTTCTCCGATCAGTTCGAGTTCGGAACGACGATAACTCCCGACGCGCTGAGGACAAAGGCCGAGGCGTGGCTCGAGAGCAACCCCCTCGGAAGGAGCGAGGCGGTCATTACCGTGGCGTTCGAGCCTCTGAGGAACAGACCCGGATACTCGGACGTACTGGAGCACGTTTCCCTCTGCGACGTCGTGACCGTCCGCCACGCGGAGCTCGGGATCGCGGTCAAGACGAAGGTAATCAAGAACGTTTACGATACCCTCGCGGAGAAGTACGTTTCAGTTTCTCTCGGCAAGGCGCGTCAGAGCCTGATTTCGAGCGTCAACAGCCTTGAGCTCGAAACGGCGCACATAATCCGGACGATATTCCGCCTTCCGGGAATAGTGATGCCCATACTCCACGAGATGGGCGGCAGGATCGACGATATCTGTAGCAGGCGTATGTACCGCCTCGTCATCTCCTCGTCGAACGGGAATATATTCAAGAACAGCGATATCTCGACCGTACTCTCCGCGACGGTATTCTCTTGGGACGACGACGTGACCGACGAGCTCGATCCCAATCAGTTCATCTGGACGCGGGTGTCGGACGATCACGAGGCCGACGCGCAGTGGAATCACGACCATTACGGAGGGACGAAGTCGATAACGGTCACCTCCGACGACGTGACGAGAAGGGCGACCTTCTTCTGCGACCTTATCGATACGACCACAAGACAGAGCCTTCTTGGCTGACAAATACACCATATCAGGAGGATTTTTTACAATGAGCAGAGCTCAGGGACAAATCACGATCATCGACTACAACGACGCGCTGGCGCTGACCGGCTACATAGGCAGCAATCATCCGAAAACGCAGATGTACAACCCGGACAACGGCTCCTACTCGCCCAACTGGGCGACGACCAATCTGGTGCTGACGCCGAGTCTGTACGTCATAGGCGACACGACCGACAAGATCACCTCGGCGAACGTCACGTCCGTCAAATGGTATCAGGGCACCTCGACCACAGCGATCACATCGACGGGCAACTTCACGCTCTCCGGCGCAAAGAGCCATATCCTGACCGTAAAGGCCAACGTCATGGCGGGTCTCGCCGGCGTGGACTTCAAGTGCGTCATTACCTACAAGGATTCGAGCACGAACCTTTCCATCACGCATCCGCTTTTCATCTCCTTCTCGCGAGTGGTCAACGGCTCCGGTATCGTCGACCTTCTCGTAACGACCCCGAATGGAAATGTGTTTAAAAACACGCTCGTTCCTACGCTTACGGCAAAGGCGGAGCTGTGGCGCGGCTCGACGGTCGACACCACCAACGTCACCTACAAGTGGGCGGTAATGGATCCGTCGGTCACCTCGTCCTCATCGTCCGGCTATGACGCTGATTTCGGCACCGGCTGGAAGAAGCTGTCGGATACGACCGGCATGTATTCCGGAACGACCACCAACACGCTCACTATCTACGCGGCGGCCGTCGAAAGCTATGCGGTCATCAGGTGCAGCGCGAAGGACACGGACTCCGCGTCGGCGACGTACAACTCGAAGTTCTACGACGTCGCGACCTTCATCGACAACTCCGACCCGATTCAGATAGTCATAACCTCGACCGGCGGCGACATTTTTAAGAACGGACTCGGCTCGACCACGCTTACGGCGGTCTGCTATCAGGCGGGAGTGGAGATCGACAGCGCGGGCAACGGGACCTACACATGGACGAAGTACGATCAGAACGGAACCATCGACACGACCTGGGGCACCTCCGGCTCGAAGACCGGCAAGACGCTCTCCGTGTCCAACTCCGACGTCGACACAAAGGCCACCTTCGTCGTGATAGCGGAAGTCTGAGGAGGTACGGCAATGCGTTCGATGGCTCAGTTCTGCATAAAGGACCTGCACGACGCGACGCCCTCGGAAACGCCTCCAGCCGATCCCATAACCAGTCAGCTGTGGATCGATATCTCCGTCTCGCCTCCCGTGACAAATGTGTGGAACGGCACGGAGTGGGAACAGCAGAACGGCATATCGAAAATACTCGCCGCCGTCGACGCGATAAGGGTAAAGAACGACGAGCTCCGTGACGCGCTCATGGAGCTCGGTCTTTATTCGGGTACGGAGAACGAGAGCATACAGGCGGTGAACGAAAGGGTCGACGGACTTGAAGCGGCTGTCGCTTCTCTCGAAGAGGACATAGAGGATATCTCGGAGGACGTGAGCGTCCTTACCGCCGAGAGCAAGAACGCTTTTCACCCCGGCATGAACGTGATACCGAACTCCGCGTTTCTGAACGGAACGGAGGGCTGGACTGTATCGGGTACCGTTCATACCGAGAGGACTACCGACACGATCGCGTGCACGGCCTCCGGGACGTGCCTCGTCATCGGGGACGGCTCGGGAATATCTGTGACCGTGACGGGGCTTCTTGCGGATACGCCCTACGTCTTTTCGTTCAGAGCGCAAAAGCCCTCGATGGACGGAACGGGATACGCGAATCTGACCATAAGCGGCAACACCGTACTTGTCGAGGAGCTGCTGAAGCAGAGGAACTGGTACACGGTTTCCTACATTGTCGACTCGATACCCGACGGCGTTATCACGATCTCGGTCGAGACGGCTCACGCCGAGATCAGCGTCGCGGACTTCATGCTGTCTGTCGGCACAAAGCCGCGCGGCTGGGCACCTAAGCCGGGCGAGCATTACGGCGAGGGCATAAAGGCTGACGGAAGCGGGCTGAGCCTCGACGACGGGGACGGCAGAGAAACGAAGGTTAAGCATAACGAGGTCTCCGTCGCGAAGGATGAAGAGACTGTTTTTGCCGTTTCGGATACCGGCATTTCGGCTAAGAACGCGGAGATCGTAAGCGATCTAATGGTCGGGAAGATCCTGATACGACCGTGCGATACGGCTTCGGCGGGAGCCGATATCTATCTTTTGACTTAGGGGGTGAGGATATGGCGTTAAGCGGCAGCTTTTCTCATTACGAGGCTGATAATTTCGGTCTCTACTGCGAGTGGTCGGCGGTGCAGAACACCGTCGGCAACTACTCCGACCTCACTCTGAGGATGTGCCTACGGTACAAAAAGCTCACGATCGGAGCGGTGACCGGAGCGACGATATCGATAAACGGCGTGAGCGAGACCTTCTCGACGGAGGGCTTTACCGATCAGAACAAGGGAGTGAAAACGAGGCTCCTGAAGGAGAAGACGGTCAGGATAGATCACGAGGAGGACGGCTCGAAGACCGGCGTCGTTCTCGCCTGCACGTGGCCGTGCAACACGTCGGTGGGAAGCGTATCCGTCGTGGCGATAAGCGCGTCGGACACCGTAACGCTCGATACCATTGACAGAGCCGCTCCCGTAATTACCGCAAACGTCACGGAGGTGACAGCCGGCAGCGTGACGGTATCGGCGTCGGCGTCAGCCTCCTGCGACGTATGGAGGTACAGGCTCGATAACGCGGAGAACTGGACGCAGGTTCAGGGGGCGGGATCGAATAAGACGTTCACGATCTCGGGACTGACCGTGAACCGGGTATACAGCATACTCGTCTCGGCGAGGAAGACGCTGAATCAGGTGTACGGTGAAGCTAAGCCTCTGTCCGCGAGTACGGAGAAGATGTCGCAGATCAACAGAGCGAACGCTTTCAACGCGGACGTATCGGCGGCGTCCTTCTACGCGAACATAACGATAAACGATTCGCGCTTAAGCAATACTGTCTCGATCTGTAACGAGACGGGAACGGTCATAGTTCAGAAGACGGGGCTTACTCTGTCGGCTGGAACGGCTTCAAGACTGATATCGCTGACCGCGGCTCAGACCACGACAATACAAAACGCGATGTCGGGCCTTAAAAAGCTGAACGCGATAGTAAAGCTGAAATCATATCTCAGCGGCTCACAGGTCGGGCCGGAAACCTCGGTACCCGTCACGATCTCGGTCAGGGAAAACGTTTCGGCTCCCACAGTCGAAGGTATGACCATAACGGACTCCAACACGGACGTGACCACGCTGACGGGAGGAGAAGGCTTTGTTCAGGGGGCTTCCACGCTCAGGGTAACGCCGTCGAGGGTAAAGGCGCTTTACGGAGCGTCAATATCGAAGATCGCGGCCTTCTGCGGTGATATGTACGCCGAGAGCCATACGACGGGAGCGCTTGAGCTCGGAACGCTGAATATGTCAGGATACACCGAGGTCAGGCTCGTCGTCACCGATTCGAGAGGATTCACGGTCTCGCTGTCGGAGACCATCAAGGTCGATCCGCATACGAGGCCGGCTCTTTCGGCGTTCGCGCTCACGAGGGACGATCACAGTCCCGCGGACGTTTCCATGAGCTTCACGGGCTCTATCTCATCGGTTTACATAGACGGGCTTGAGCGGAACGGCATAGCCTATGCGCAGTACAGATACAAGAGGACGGATCAGGATACCTACGGACAGTTTGAGAGCGTGCTTCGTTTTCTCTCTGTGAGCGGAACGTCCGTAAGTCTGCCGGAGACTCTGCTGATGGATCTCAGCGCGTCGGCTTCGTTTGACGTGCATCTTCAGCTGACGGACAATTTCGGAGGGACGCTCGATCATTACTTCCTGCTCCCGCAGGCGGTCCCGCTCGTATCGCTGCGAAGCGGCATGGTCGGGATCAATATTGCCGAGCCGCAGGTCGCTCTGCACGTCGACGGAGGCGCGATGGTCACGGGCGAGGTCAAGGCGGCGTCGTTCTCCGGATCCCTCGCGCCGTCGAATCTCTCGTCCGCCGTAACCGTCGCGAAGGGCGGCACCGGAGCAACGAGCGCGTCGTCGGCGAGGTCGAACCTTGGCATTAAGGCGACGTCGCTTTATAACGGGACGCTTACGACCGGAACCACGACCTTCAGCTATTCGTCGTATAAGGCGTACTCGATAATCGGAACAACGGTAAGCGGTACGGCAAGATGCGCCGTGTTCGTCCCGAAGCTCGCGATAACCACGTCAAACGTGACGTACTGCTATTCGGACGGAAGTGACGTGCAGACCTTCCAGCTCAAATATTCCGGTTCGACGGTAACGCTCACCATGGGTTCGGAGGGAGGCAGCATACTCCGGATATTTGGGATCAATTAACAAATCAATAGGAGGATTTTGAAATGAAGGAATTCTGGATCACCGTGCAGGTGATATTCTCCGCCGTCGGGGGCTGGCTCGGTTGGTTCCTCGGCGGCTGCGACGGTCTTCTCTACGCGCTGATAGCGTTCGTCGTTATCGACTACGTGACAGGCGTGATGTGCGCGATAGTCGACAAAAAGCTCAGCTCAGCGATCGGTTTCAAGGGGATATTCAAGAAGGTACTGATATTCGCTCTCGTGGGGATAGGACACATACTCGACACAAGGATCATCGGCTCCGGCTCAGTCCTCCGGACGGCGGTGATCTTTTTCTATCTGTCCAACGAGGGAGTGTCGCTCCTTGAGAACGCGGCGCACCTCGGTCTGCCCGTCCCAAAAAAGCTGAAGGCCGTGCTCGAGCAGCTGCACGACCGCGCGGAGAAGGAAGATACAGCGATAACGGAAACAAACGACCATTCGATCGAGCCGGACGCTCCGGATGATGACGATACTTACAGGGAGGATGAAGACAATGCTGAAGACGAATAAGCTCAGGGAATTTCTCACTCATCTACATGAGCAGGTAAAGAACCATTCCATCTACGTCTGGGGAGCACAGGGACAGCTTGGCGATACGATCACCGAGGCGTGGATCAGAAGCCGCGAGACCAACGAGACCAACGCGAAGAGGGCTATCGCTTTCTGGAGAAAGCAAGTAGAGGCGGGCTTCGGCGACGTGCTCCGCGCGTTCGACTGCTCGGGTCTTGGGATGTACTGGCTGCAGAACGTGAAGGGCATACTCCGCTACGACCTTTCCGCTCACGGGCTTTACAACAAGTGTGAAAAGCTGACTAAGGACAGGCTCCGCGTCGACGATTTCGTGTTCAAGGTCAACAAGGACGGCAAAGCCACCCACATAGGCTATGTCGCCGATACCGACCTCAACGTGATCGAGGCGAGAGGCCGCGACGCCGGAGTGGTACAGCTCCCGCTTTCCGGCAACACGTGGAACGCGTTCGGCAGGCCGCCCTTCTGGACGGAAGCGGAGGTTGCAGAGTGCGAGGGAAGGTTCATCTTCACCCGCGTTCTCAAGTGGGGCTGCGTCGGCGACGACGTCTGCGAGCTCAAGAAGCTCCTCGAAAAGAACGGCTTAGGCGGACTGAACGTGAAGAACAGAAACTACTTCGGCAGCACCCGTTCCAAGGTCAAAGCCTTTCAGAGGGCGAAGGGACTCGCCGTCGACGGCAAAGCGGGACCCAAGACGATCGCCGCGCTCGGCGGCTTCTATACGGCTGAGTAACGCATACCCCCATCGGAGGATAACCTTCGGTGGGGTCTATTTTTATATATTTATTTTGCAGGCTTAATTTTGGCCTTTCTCGTGGACTGCTTATAGGAGGTGCTTTCTATGAACAGCAAAAAGGAAGTCAAGATATATTTTCACTCAGGCCCTGTACAAGGACGGCTTTTTTGTCCGTAAGTTGAAGGAGGTGTTTCGTATGAACAATAACACAGCTATCGAAATCGACGCTCTGCGCAGAGCGGGTTATACGCCGACGATGATCGCGGAGAAGCTCGGCATATCCGTCAACACGGTCAAGAGCCACATACGCCGCCATCCCATGACGGACAAGCCGCGCTGTCTTTTCTGCGGAGCGGTCGTCAGGCAGAACGAGGGCAGAAAACAAAAAAAGTTCTGCTCTGACAAATGCCGTATGGGGTACTGGAACCGCAGGTACAGATCGAAGGAGGCCGCCGATGGAAACTGACGCTCAAAGGTATTCCGACAGCCTGATTTTGTATCATCTCGCTTGCTCTGTTTTGGAGAAACTCGAAAAGGAATACGGGCTGACAGCAGCCGAAAAGGTGAAGCTTTCAGAAGCTCTCGGTAAGCGGCGCGGACTTGTGGATAAGAGCATTTTTACTATATAATACTTGACTTTTTGAGCCTTCAGAGTGATTAATGGGATACCGATTATTGATACAAAAGGAGGTCAAAATGGAGATCAGAATAGAGAAAAAGAACGCGATAGCCCCGCTCCCAAGACTTAAAAACGTCGCCGCATACGCAAGGGTATCCTCTTCGAAGGACGCCATGCAGCATTCCCTCGCGGCGCAGATAAGCTATTACAGCGGACTCATACAGTCCCATTCCGGCTGGCGCTTCGCCGGGGTATTCGCCGACGAGGCTGTAATAATAGGACTAAAAACATTAAGGCTCAAAAAGTGCTGAAAATACGGCGTTTTTGAGCCTTATCACATAAATAAGCGCAAATAGTACATAGCGCGTCTGTTACCCAAAGTGGCGCTTGGGTCAGCAGGCGCGCTATTTTTATGCCCAGATGCGGGC